GGTTGTTTTCTTCTGATGTTACGATTACTCCAATATAATACAAAATCATAATCCTTACCACCTAAAATTTCTTTACGATATTCAGCAGGTACTTCAACTGGCTTGTATATATCAGTATTGATACCATGTGGTACATAACTTACTTGCCAATCTGCTTTTGGCTTCCAAGTTGGTTTAGTATCTAATGCTGATAATCTTTTAATGATTCCATACGTTTGACGAGAAATACAACCAATCCAATCACAACTTTCATAGTAGTTACGATTATATAATGGGTCTGGTAAATCATCCCAAATTGCATAGAAAAGGATTGGAACATTCTGTCTGATTTCGTGTTCAATATCATACAACCATGTCCAATAGCGTGGGTCAGTAAAGTGTAGGATAGCATCGGGTCTTTCAGTATTGATTAATTGTCTAATCAAATCTGCATTACCATAACCATTCCAAGGAAGTATCTTTAGAGAAGCATCAGCAACTCCATAATTCTTTTGAATATCTTCACTTAAATCTAAAATTTTACCAGCCTCTGGGTGATTAATTGCGGCTCCTACTTGAAACCAATCGTATTTGTGTATTGTCCCTAAAACGAATTCTTTGGACATTGTAGCGATACCACTCGCCATTCTCAAATCATCTGAAAGTAACAGAATCTTTTTCTTTGCCATAACGTATTAATGTTGTTAAAATTGTGAACCTGAAATTTGTAATTGTAAGTACTCATTCATTTCTTTTCTAAAATCTTCATCCTTAACATATCTTTCAACTGTTCTATTTACCAGCTTTTGTAATGTTACATCCGAATCAAATGAAACTTTTTTAAATGATGAATACACATCTTTCAATATCTTCACAGTTGTAAGTTTTGTGTTTTCTTGAATCATTGTTTTGTGTATTTAATATATTTGTATATATAAGTATATACAAACATAAAAAAACAAATGATTTTTAGAAAGTTTTTTTAGGAAGCCTTTCCATCACAAATCCCTCTACTCATAAATTCACACCACTTACAATTCTTTTTGTTAGTACCGGGTACTTTTGGAAATGGTATATCTTTAAATGTACCATCATCGTTGAATACTGCGTTGATGAATTCCATAAACTCATCATATACTTTATTTACCGATGGTGCTCCATTTGCAGGAATGTGTTTGGATATATAAGGAATCGGAAACGCAGAATCTTCAGGAAGTTTTCTACGCATGATTTGATACTCTACTCTAATTTTTTGTAAAGGTATATTAAACAATTCTGAATAATATTTTTTATACAATAGGATTTGGGCGTTCTTAAACTTATCAGCTTTTTGATACTGATTCCATCCCATTGTTGATGTCTTAAGGTCAATGATAATAATTGAATTTTCAGCCATATCCCTTAATACAATATCAATAAAACCAATAAAGTTTACACCTTCTTTGATTTTAGCGTTAAGTGGAATTTCTATACCAACTAATTCATAGCCCGATTTAGAATAGAACTTTTGCATGTTCTTTTTTAGCCAAGCCAAAATACGTCTACCATCTCCAAAGAATTCTTCCAACTCAATTTGAGTACAAGGAGTACCTTCACTAAGTGCGTTCTTTTCTTTGGTAAATGCATCTTTCATTTTTTCTAAAAGAAGCCTGTCCAAATCAATCTCATCAGCTTGCTTTTTAGAAACACCATACATAACTGATAAGTAATGTTGGATAGTTTCGTGCATACCCGTTCCAAAGATTGTGTGAACGTTACCAGAACTTTCACCTAACTTATCTATGTAATTTAATTTGTATTGTTGTGGACATGAACTCCACATACTATATTGTGAAAATGATACTTTAGCCATTATATTTATTTATACTCCAAAGATACGAAAAATACCCCATATTTCCAAATTAAACTTTGAGTTTTAACTTGGTAATTTGTTTAGGGTCAGTACCATAATCTTCAGCTATTTGTTTGATATGATTTTTACCAGAAGTTGTTTGGTATAGAATATGTACATAATCTTCAGCTTCACCCAAAGATACTTCATATTTTCTCGCTACCAATTCTATTACCCACTTTTCATATTTATCAGCTGATGCTGGTTTCATATATTTTAAGAATGCCCTTGTCTTTGGAATTAAATCTATTAAAGCAAGATACATAGCTTTAGGTGGAGCTTCTTGCAGATATGGTTGTATATCTGCTATCAACTCTATCCATTCAGGCTTCATAGAAAGAAAACGGAGTATCATATAGTTACTCCATGTTTTCTTATCACTTTCTTCAAGCTTGTCCCAATACTTTGGGTCTTTTTCCTGTGTTATTGCGTTTATATGGTCGAATAATGTTTTTGCCATTATGCTTCTTCTACTTTTAATCCAGCTGGTAATAATTCATTAAGAACTTCACCACAATCTCCACATAGGAATAATTCTACTGGTAATGTTTCATCCTTTGGTTTACCCGTTAATAATTTAGATATTCTACGGAATCCAAAACCTTGTACGAAAATCTCACCACCGCATTTCTTACATGCAATTGGTTCAGTTTTTTCTAGTTCTAGTTTAACTTCTTCTTGTCCTCCAATTGGTTGCCCACCTGCTCCTAAAATGTTAGCCATATTATATTGTATTTAAAATTTGTATTAATGTTGATGCTGCTATGATTTCTTTATCAATTGCTACCGCAGATTTAGCAACCCCATCACCTAATAGTAAGATAACACCAGAGGTATTAGCTCCTGCATACTCATCTACCTTATCATAAAGGACTGTGTAAAGGTCAGAGAAATCAGTTGCTTTAGAATCTATAATAGCCTGTCTTACTTTCATATATTTGTTTCTCTTATCATCGTTAGATTTTAAGATGTCAACAACTTTCATTTTGTAATCATTCTCTAATAGATTTTGAACATCTACTTTCAGTTTGCCTTTGTTCGAATTAAGTTGACAAGTATTGATTACTTTACGAATGTCAGGATATGCCGAATCAATAATTGGAACTAAATCTTTAACATCAAATTCAATATTCTCGGCTTTCAAAATCTTGCTCATTTGAATTGCTACATCCTTTTTAGTTGGAGGAACAATTTGGAATGATTGACAACGAGATTGAATTGGTTCAATTACCTTCTCAACATAGTTACAGGTTAGAATAAATCTACAATGCTTACTAAATGTTTCCATTAAGTTACGCAAGATTGCCTGTGCGTTTGGAGTCATATAATCAAACTCATCCATTATAATAATCTTAAATGGTTTGAATCCCATAGAAGATGCAAAGTTCTTTACTTTGTTACGAACGGTATCTACGTTGTTTTCATCCGATGCGTTGATAATGATATAATCACAATCTATCGAATTTACAATTAACTTTGCTAATGTAGTTTTACCAGTACCGGCTTTACCATAAAGTAATAAGTGCGGTACATCACCACTCTCTAAATAACCCTCTACTTTGGCTTTTAGATGTTCATTACCTACATAATCTTCTAACTTATTTGGGCGATATTTTTCTACCCACAATGAGTGGTTGTTTTCTTCTTGTTTATATTCAAACATAATTTATTTTTTATTTACCAGTTGAACCAAATCCACCTTCACCTCTTTCGGTATCAGATAACTCATCAGCTTCTTCAAACTCAATTTCAGGATGTGGAATAATCATAATTTGTGCAATCCTATCTCCTACTTTATAAAAGTCATTTGATGTGATTTCAGTAAGTTTAGTTTCATCATAAAAGCGGTCACCACCAAATACTTTATTGAATGTTGCCTGAAGTTCACCTCTATACCCACTATCAATTACACCAACCGAATTACTTAATTGTAAACCGGTCTTTCTAATCGATGAACGAGGAAATACTAATCCAACAAAGCCTTCAGGTATTTCTAAGGCAATACCCACGCCATAAGTGATTTGTTCCGGTGTATCTTTAAGAATTTCAGTTGCTACTAAATCCATCCCAGCATCACCAATCTTAGCGTAAGATGGGATTACTGCATTAGGCTTCAGCTTCTTTATTTTCACTTTCATTTGTATTGTTTTTAAATGCTTCTCTTTGTTTTTGTCTTAATTCTTTACCTTCCTCACTAAGTTCTCTAGCGAACAATTTAAATAATTTTCCAGTCTTTCCATTTTGAAAAGTTATGTAAGAGTTTTCAAAATTAGTAATTGTAAAAATTACCTTAGGGTCTTCACTTTTATCTAATACATCATCAGTCCAAGCAAATACTTGTGGTTCATCTTCATCAAATTGAAAACACCACTCACAATCTTCGTATCGTTTTTGTGCAATTGTTAAGTTATCCAATACAGGTGATTCTAATTCAATCACTTCTTCTTTTTTTGTTTTTTTAGCTTTTGCCATAATTTTATTTTTTATCTTCCTACTTCTCCTAAGTATTTTTGTTTCATTTCTTCCCAGCTAATACCAATAGCATCTATATAGAATAAGTGTTCAGGTTTAATTCTACCTTCATCATGTAGCTTTGTGTATCTACTGATTGCATGTTTCTTCCACCATTTGTTAATGTATTCAGTACCTTGCTTAAACTTATCTTTAAGGATTAGTTGGTCTTCGGTAATTTCGTTACGAAGGAATTCACTTCCATTCTCATACATCATAGCCATATAAACTCCTCTCTTAAATCCATGATGATATTCATTTGCTTTAATACCACACTCTTTAAAAATTTGTCCTAATATCTTTTGTTTGATACCACTAACAGGTCCGTTAGCTTCATATCCCATATTAGCACCATTACGAGCTCTTTCTCTAGTAATGTTTTCCATATACCAATCAGGC